TTATGTACAGCATCGCTCCTCATCCATCATTTTCCTGTAATGCTGATCTTGACCGAGGCATTCAAAGAGCAGCTTGAATACATCTTTGCACTGTTGCGCATCACCGGCGATTTCCACGAAGTGCATTCCGTCATTATAACCGAAGGACTGGGTGCTCAAATACGCAAGCATGGAATCGGCGAGGTGATATCTTGATCGGTCGGCCTTTTCATCCTCGGGGTTGTCCACCAAGCGGGGGAGGTTTTCCTTGAGGACGGTATCACGAAGCTCGTTACCATCGTACCCGCAAAGCTGGATGCAGTAATATTCCAATATTCTGCGGATAACGCTCAAGGTTGGTATTACAGTTGAAACTTCTCTGAACTCGCTCCACAGTGCCGCATATGAGTTTTGAACGGGCGTGTAATTCTCTCTTTCGGCGGTTTCGTTTTGCGCCGGGCGGGTGCATTCAATTACCGCAGAAATGTTATTTGTTTTGCTTATCAGGAAGAATGACACCGAATCATAATATCTGACCTGATTGTAGCTTATTTCTTTGAAAAAATAGGTGTTATGAGTTAGGACGAAAATCTGCCGAATAAACTCTCCGCCAACGCTTCCGTCTTCGGGATGTATGTAGTGGCGGCAAACTTGAATCATATCCCGCACCAAGGCGCTTATGATAAACAGCGAACCGCTGTCCATGCTTGATACCGGGTCATCGATGACTACGATTCTGTCTTTTCTTACGCCGCTGTCATCAAGGCTGCCGCGAACCAGATGGTAGAAATACAGGAACGCAATGAAGTTCAGTTCGCCCTCGCTCAGGTTTTCGGCAATGTCACCGTTCTGCCGACGCACCTCATAAACATTCGGATGACCATCCTTTTCGTGCAGCGTGAAGCCCTGAAAACCCGCATCGCGCAGGGTGTTGTTGACGCCCTTAATTGTCGGCTGGGTACTGACGGTATGACGGCTCAGTTCGGTTATATCATCTGCCAACTTATCTGAGGCATCTTTTGCCGTTGTGATTTCACCCTCAAACCGTGTGATTTCCCCGGAGAGAGCGACATTCCTTGCGTTGTAATCCGAAACCTCGCTGGCAAGCGTGAATGCAATTAGTTCCCATACCTCATCGGTGCAAGCCTTCTGCTTAGTCGGTCTGTCCGCGATGATGGCATTGTTGGCTTCAATCAGATTATTAAATTCTGCAATGAGCACATTGATTTCGTTACGGATAGTTTGGATGCCGTCAAGCGTAACCACGGAGGACGGCTCCTTTATTTTTTCGGAGATTTTCTTTATATTTCCTTCGACTATCCGCTTAAGCAACTCAACTTTCGTTTTGTATGCTTCCGTGTCTATCTTGGAATACAAGTCCATTTGAAGATTATTGTCTAAAACGGCAATGTTGGCGTTCATCTCTTCCGTGTAAACGGAGAGAAGCTGATTCAGTGAGGCTAAATCGGCCTGATATTGCTCGTCAAAGCACGATGCAATTTTTTCTTCAATGTCCGAAGGTAGCGGCTGCTGGCAATACGGGCATTTTCCATCCGGCGTATTCGGATAATGCTCATGACCTTGAGTGACCCACGATGCGGCATTCATTGCCTTAACGAATCTGGCAAATTCCGTATCGCTGCTGCTTGTGATGGGCTGTCCCAAGAGAGCAAAAGCATTGGAAAACTCGGCCAGTTTGCTTGGTTCGCCAATCAATCTGAATTTCGGATAAGAACGGCCGCCATCACTGTTCGCCGTGCTGTACAAATCTTCCAAGGCATTTATACTGTGTTCGACAGGAGTGATTTTTCTGACATTGAGAGCAAACTGTTGGCTCTTGCCAAAGCCAGACATCGCCTTGGGGAAAAGTTTACGGATGGTTTCGGTACGCTTCCAGCACTTGTCCTTAAAGTCCTCCCAAAGCTGAGCAGCTTCATCGGACTTTCCCTTTTTCTTCTTTTGCAGTTCCTTTAGTTCGGAGTCTTGGACTTTTTTCTGACCCGTCATTTCACCGACTTTTGCTTGAATCTCTGCATTTACCTTTCCGATGGTGTATACACCGGGAACATTTCCAAAGCCAGAAAAATTCTGCGTGATGAATTTCTTATCGAAGACCATAATTGAATAGTCATCTTCCGAATACCCTTGCTCCCACGACAGTCCTTCATTTTTCTTGATAGCCTCGGCAATGGTGGATTTTCCCGTTCCGTTGTTGCCGTAAAAGAAATTCACCAGCGTAGGCTTGATTTCAATATCGCTAAAGGTAGCGGTATTGACCCTGATTTTTTGTATTCCATATCGTATTTTTTCTTTCAAACCGCTACCTCCATTATAGACTGCATTCAGTTATTCTTTTATTTTTCCCTCGCGGACCCATTCGTCCACTTCGGATATTTTGAACTTATAGCGCTTTCCGGCACGATAGACAGGCAATTTGCCTTCTCTGACCCATGTACGCACAGTATCTTGACTTAAGCTGAGATGCTCGGCGATGTCCTTAAGATTTACCCATTTTTCTGTTGTGTTTTCGGGTTCTGTGTTCATGTGTTAACCTCCATTTGTTAGTAAATCGATTTATAGCTTCAGAATCGGGATTTGCACGCCTGCATCTCGTAATTCTTCAATCAAGTTGATGCGTTTTATCGTCCAGTGGGTGCAGTTCATTTCATTGAACCTATCAGGCATACCGAGGTTAAGCTCCACAGCCATTGTGTTGATTAAGTCCTGTGAAACGCTCAACAATTTGCAAAAATAGAACTTAATGTCGTCCTCTTGGATTTTTATATCCGTGATCAGACCGACATAAGCCACATGGCCTTCGTTATTCTTGCCCCGGTATGTATCATTCTCACTGGCAAACAATGCGGGAAAAGTCTTTATTCTTTCTATTGCCTCCGTCGACATGGATGAATATTCATTTTTTGTATCAGCGGGTGTGTATTCGGTGAGAGAGCGTTTCTTGGCAATTGTAAAGTGAGAACCATCAAATGATTCTCCGGCTTTTACGAATAGGTTATAACAATCGCAGTTCAAACGTCCCAGTGCGCCGATAATGTCAAACTGCCCGGCACCTGTCTGCGGCAGACCGGCAAGAAGTATGTTGAAACAATTATTGACCACATCGGCACGGCCGATTTGTGTTCCGTTGTCGCCTGTCTGCGTAAAAGTCATCGGAGCAGGGCTTTGATTTGCCACAGCAATTTCCGCAGACTGAACAGGCTTTATCTCATTGCTCAAATCATTACCCTCCTCAGTCGCCGTGTTTTATATTCAAAGTTCCGATACTGCCTATTTGGATTCCGTTATTGCCGTACTGATTAAACACAACGGGGTTATTAACGGTCTGTGTTGTGTTCTGCTGCCGGTCATCGGATCGATCATCTGCCGAATCGTCAATAACCGTTTCCTCATAGCCGGGAGCGGACTCCTCGGCATCCTCCGAAGGAACAGCTTGTTCGATATAATTATAAACATTCAGATTTTGCGTGAAGCCTTTGGATGGTGTCCAGTTTTCAATTGTGTTTCTGCCGATTTTGTTATCCGGGCGTTGCAGAAGGATATAGTGCCACACGCCAACCAAAAACGCCTGCAGGCAAATGTCTGCAGAAGCCGTCAGTGATTCTTTGGTAACCGCCGTTCCGTTTTCCAGCGCATAGAACAATGCGTCAGATTCAATAGAACTGTCTTCTGATATTAACTCGATGAGTGCCTCCACAAGGTACTCATCTTTTTTTGTGTCTTTTTCCGCATCAAGAAAGGTATCGGTGAACGCCAGCATACGAGAGAGAGCCTCGCCATAATTTGTGCGAACACATTCATCAAACGAGCGCACCTCACCCGTATCTCCAAAAGGCAGATAAGTGCCGGACGATGCTTTACAATTTTTGAAATCCGAGGTGTTACCCTTAAAAGTCGGGAAGGTCGATGGTGTTGGCTCTGTATAAGAAGGACTACATACTTTAATTAGGGCTACGAGTGCATTCGGGTCTGAAAGGCCGTCAGACTCACCGCTGTATTTTTGTCTGGGTCCGATTCTCTGTTTTCGGGCATTCAAGAGCTGCATGAAGAATGTTCCGCCGCAGAGGCAAGGATGCACATTATTTGACATAGCTTTCCTCCGTAGAAATTACTATCACTACTAACGCTACTATCGTTACTAACCATAGCACACTAACTCTATTAACGATTGGATTGCTCTTGTGAGAAGTCACAGGGGCAATTTTTTATTTTACAAGAAGTTTGCTGCCAGAAAACAAACCGCAACAAACCCCACTAAACCATTATATCAGACTTTTATGTAAAAAACAATCAGACAAGCACATCTTCTGTAAAAGTTCATACAGCTTTTCTCCTGTGATTTTCTCACAAATCAAAATCTAAGGAGAAAATCATATGAAAAATCATCAAAAACAGCACTACCACGAGTTCTACATCATGCTGTCGGACGGCAGCAGCATCAAAACCTCCCGCCGCGAGTGCTTTGCACCGGCAGAGCCTGTTACGTCGGACAAGCCGTATCCGCAAAGATGGTACTACTCCCCGGATCAGCAGATGGCAATCCGTCTCCCCCGCAACGAACTCGGCGAAAAGTTTGGTAAAGACAATGCCGTCGACCTTAAGTCCGAAGAACGCGAGACAGAACGCAAGAACCTCTGCATCGGACAAACCTCCCATGCAAGCTGCACCGTGACCTGTGCCGAGTGCCATTTTAGCGATTACTGCGATTCTGAATATCGTGCAAAAAACGGTGTCGGCTGTAAACGCAAATGCGACTGCTGTTCTTCGTATGTTCGCCGCACCCTTGAGCTGGACAAGCCGCTCGGCTTTAACGACGACGGCGCCGAGGTCACCTTTGATCTTGCAGATGAAACTGCGGATGTTGAGGGTACATATTCCGGCACCGAACAGCGCGATGCAATCGCTGCGATTATCGCTTCCCTCGATCCCGTTGACCGTGAATTGTGGTTCTGCCTTGTTCGGAAAATCAAAAAGAATGAAGTTGCGGACAGGCTGCACATGACCGTTGACGGTGTGTATTATCGGCAGAAAAGATTGGAGCGTATGCTCCGGGAAAATGAAGCCCTAAAAAAGTTTTTTGAGAATTTCTGATTTTCACTACGGATATCGCTCCTTGCCTGTCCAGTACGAGGTGAGGAGCGATGCTTCTACATTATGAACGGAGGTAAATCGTATGAAAATCAACGAAAAAGGAGGGCTTGCTTATGTCGCCGGATAAAGCCCAGCAAATCGGAAACGACCTCGCCTGCATTGCGAGAACCCTTGCGGAATTGGCAAAGGAAATCAAAGCCGAGTATGACTTTGACCACGATGCCGATGACGAGCCCTTGGAAGAAGAACCTGCAGCGGAAGTCAAGCACCCGGATATTTCGGAGGTGAGAGGGCTTCTTGCCGAAAAGTCGAGAGCCGGTCACACCGCAGAGGTTCAGGCTCTGCTTGTCAAACACGGAGTCAAGAAACTTTCGGAAGTGCCGCCTGCAGAGTATACGGCGCTAATGGAAGAAGCGAGGAAGCTGGAATGAGCCATGCACTGCTATCCCCATCCGCAAGCAAAAGGTGGATAGAATGTCCACCCAGCGCAAGGCTCACCGAATTTCTGTCAGATACCACTTCGGTCTATGCCGCCGAAGGAACGCTGGCTCACAGCGTAGCGGAAGGTAAGCTGAATCAGCGACTCGGTTACGCAGGCACGAAGCACAAATGCCAGGATGCCGAGATGGATGAATACACGGATGACTACGTCAATTTCGTTCTTGAACAGGCAGCGGCGCTCACAAATCCGACCGTTTATGTAGAACAGCGAGTTGACTGCTCCAAGTACATCCCGGAGTGCTTCGGTACCTGCGATGCGCTCATTATATCGGATGGTGTGCTTCATGTCATCGATCTAAAAAGCGGGTACGTCGAGGTCGACGCGGAAGAAAATGATCAGCTTCGTATATATGCTCTCGGTGCTCTTGCGATGTTTGACTTCCTGTTTGACTTCAACACGGTGAGAATGAGCATTTTTCAGCCGAAACTCGGCAACTGCTCCACCTGGGAGATTTCCGTAGCTGAACTGACCGATTGGGCGGAAAACACGCTGATACCCGCGGCGCAACTTGCATGGAACGGCGGCGGCGATTACAAAGCCGGAAGCCACTGTCAATTCTGCAAAGCCAAAGCAGAGTGTCGTAAACGCGCCGAAGCAAACCTTGCTCTTGCGGTCTATGACTTCACCGACCCGGCGCTGCTGCAAATATGTGAGATATCGGAAATCCTCGGCAAAATCGATGAACTGGTTTCGTGGAGTTCCGATGTTAAGGAGTTCGCCCTCTCCAAGGCACTGTCCGGCACGAAATTCGACGGCTGGAAAGTAGTCGAGGGAAGAAGCATACGGCATTATTCGGATGAAACCGCCGTGGCAAAGGCTGTAACGGATATCGGACTCGACCCATATGAACACAAGCTATTCGGAATTACGGCAATGACTTCATTGCTCGGCAAAAAGCGATTTGAAGACACTCTTGGCGGCTTGACATATAAGCCCGCCGGCAAACCCGTGCTTGTACCCGTAACTGACAAGCGTAAAGAAATGAACACGGCAGCGGATGATTTCGCTGACCCTATCGAAAATATGGAGGATTAATATCATGAAAAACACTGTAACTAACGCAAATCCCTGCAAGGTCATAACCGGTCTCGCTCGTCTGAGCTATGCCAACATCTGGACTGCAAAGAGTATCAACGGAGGCACACCGAAGTTTTCTACCAGCGTTCTGATTCCGAAGTCCGACACTGCTACCGTCCAGAAAATCAAAGCGGCGATTCAGGCGGCTTATGACGAGGGCGAAAGCAAGCTCAAGGGCAACGGCAAGTCCGTACCTGCTCTCGCGACACTGAAAACTCCCTTGAGAGATGGGGATGTTGAACGCCCGGACGATGAGGCATATGCGGGTCACTGGTTCATCAACGCCAACAGCAATACTGCCCCCGGCGTCGTGGACATCAACCGTCAGCCCATCCTCGATACCAGCGAAATCTACTCTGGCGTTTATGCCCGTGTGTCGCTTTCTCTGTATGCGTTCAACAGCAACGGAAATCGAGGAATCGCCTGTGGGCTTCAGAACATCCAGAAGATTAAGGATGGTGCGTCTCTCGGCGGCAAGGCTAACGCCGAAGACGACTTCAATGACGATTTTACAACTGACGCAGACGAGGATTTCCTTTCATAAATCCATTATTCTCGGTTGGTGGCGGAGGGTTATCCTTCCGCCGCTTTCCTTTATAGGCGGTGAAAAACTTGAAAAATATAAGTATAGACTTGGAAACGCACAGCAGCGCCAATCTCGCCAAATGCGGTGTGTACAAATATGTGGAGGCACAAGATTTTGAAATAATCCTATTTGGATACAGCATTGACGGTGGCGAGGTTAGCGTAGTCGATTTGGCGCAGGGTGAAAAAATACCGCCTGAGGTGCTTTCTGCACTGGAGGATGATTCTGTTATCAAATGGGCATTCAATAGTTCCTTTGAGCGCATATGCCTTTCCCGTTTCCTCGGCTATCCTGCTGGGGATTACCTCGACCCGTCCTCATGGCGATGTTCTATGATATGGTCGGCATATTTGGGGCTGCCGCTGTCCCTAAAAGGCGTCGGCGCTGTTCTCGGTTTGGATAAGCAGAAAATGGATGAAGGCAAAGACCTCATCAAATATTTCTGCCAGCCCTGTGCTCCGACAAAGTCAAACGGCGGCCGGACACGCAATATGCCGTCCGACGCCGAAGACAAATGGTCGACCTTTAAGGAATATAACAAGCGCGATGTTGAGGTTGAAATGCAGATACAGCAGAAACTCGCAAAGCTCCCCGTGCCGGAAAGCGTGTGGGACGAATATCACCTAAGCGAAGAAATCAACGACCGTGGCATCCGTGTGGATATGCCCTTTGTAGAGCAAGCAATCGCTTTTGATGAAAAGTCCCGTTCACAGCTCTCTGCCGCCATGCGGGATATTACAGAACTGGATAATCCAAACTCCGTACAGCAGATGAAAGCGTGGCTTTCCGAAAACGGTCTGGAAACGGATACGCTTGGTAAAAAGGCTGTCGCTGAGTTGTTGAAAGACGCGCCGGGCAACCTCGGCGAGGTGCTTCTGCTCCGTCAGCAGCTTGCGAAATCCTCGGTAAAAAAGTATACGGCAATGGAAAACTCGGTCTGCTCGGATAACCGTGTCAGAGGTATGTTCATGTTTTATGGAGCCAACCGCACAGGCAGATTTGCTGGGCGGCTGGTGCAATTACAAAATCTGCCGCAGAACCACATTCCCGACCTTGCCGAAGCCCGTGGACTCGTTGCAAGCGGAAATTATGACGCGCTTGAAATGTTGTATGAGGATATCCCGGACACGCTTTCCCAGCTTATCCGCACGGCATTTATTCCACAGGACGGCAGGAAATTCATCGTTTCAGATTTCAGTGCCATCGAGGCGAGGGTTATCGCATGGTTTGCCGGAGAGACATGGCGGCAGGAGGTTTTTGAAAGCGGAGGCGACATTTACTGTGCGTCTGCAGCTGCTATGTTCCATGTCCCTGTGGAAAAGCACGGCGAAAACGGACATCTGCGGCAAAAAGGAAAAATTGCTGAATTGGCACTCGGCTACGGCGGCTCTGTGGGCGCACTCAAAGCGATGGGCGCTCTTGACATGGGACTTACCGAGGAGGAGCTTCAACCGCTGGTAAACGCATGGCGGCAGTCCAACCCTAACATAGTACGGTTCTGGTGGGATGTTGACGCCGCCGCTAAAAGGTGCGTAAAAGAAAAAACAACAACCGAATCCCACGGCATACGGTTTGCCTATCAAAGCGGATTTCTCTTTATTACCCTTCCATCCGGCAGGCGGCTTGCTTATGTGAAACCCCGCATCGGTAAAAACCGTTTCGGTGGTGAGTCTGTGACATATGAAGGTGTCGGCGGTACAAAGAAATGGGAGCGGCTCGAATCCTACGGCCCCAAGTTCGTGGAAAACATCGTGCAGGCAACATCCAGGGATATTCTCGTATATGCCATGCAGACGCTACGCAATTGTTTCATCGTCGCTCATGTACATGATGAGCTTATTATCGAATGTGATAAGCGTGTATCCAAAGACGCAATCTGTGAGCAAATGGGACGGGTGCCGCTCTGGGCTAAGGGCCTTTTACTCCGTGCCGACGGATATGAATGCGAGTTTTATAAAAAAGATTAAAAACCACTACGGATTTCCGTCCTTGCCTGTCCAGTACGAGGTGAGGACGGATTTTTTCGTTCAATTCACATTCGGAGGTATCACAGATGCTCTATATCAAAACAAAACTGGGGGACGGCAGAATCGTCAGGTCGGGTATTCAGGAGAACAACACCTACGCCGTGTGCGGCGAGTGCGGCAAGGAAATCCCCATTCATCTCAACGAGGTTTTTTCCGTTGACAACGCAAACCCGCTTGATGCGGATATTGTCTGCCCGGAATGCACCAGAAAGCACTTTGCAAAACAGAAACCCTCGATGGAGGACATTGTGCTTCTTGCCACGGCGCTGTGCAGGTTCGGCTACAGCAAGCAGATTCTCCGCCTGTATGACGAATTCGGTATCAGCGCAATTCAGGAACTGGGGGTGCAGGATTACGGTGTTTATGCTGAAGCGCTGCTTTCTGCTGTATCAGACAGAAATTAAGGGAGGGACAGATTATGAACGATATTCAGATTTTCAACAACAATGAGTTTGGACAGATTCGAACTCTTGAGGAAAACGGCAGTCCGCTGTTCTGCGGTAAGGATATTGCGACGGCGCTTGGCTACGAAAATGCCACAAAAGCTGTCCGCGACCACTGTCGAATGGATGGGGGTCCAAAACGTTACCCCATCGTTGATGCCCTCGGTCGGACGCAGGAAGCGGTCTTTATCTCTGAAGGAGACGTGTATCGCCTTATTGTCCACTCCAAACTGCCGACAGCGGAACGCTTTGAACGATGGGTGTTTGACGATGTTCTCCCCACGCTTCGTAAACACGGCGCATATTTGACCACGGAAACGATGGAAAAAGTCATGAACGACCCGGATGCATGGATTAAGGTGCTGACCGCACTGAAGGATGAGCGCCGCCAGAAAGAACAGCTTCAACTGAAAACCGAGGCTGACAAACCTAAAGTCGTATTTGCCGATGCCGTGTCCGTTTCAGATGGCACGATACTGATTGGCGAACTTGCAAAAATCCTTAAAGGCAATGGAATCGACATCGGTCAAAACCGTTTGTTTGAAAAGCTCCGCCGGGATGGCTTCCTTATCAAGCGCAACGGCTCGGATTACAATGCACCGACGCAAATGGCAATGGAACTGGGACTTTTCAAGGTCAAGGAAACCGCCATCACCCATTCCGACGGCCATGTCACCATTAGCAAGACTACCAAGGTAACCGGGAAAGGTCAGCAATATTTCATCAACCGTTTTCTTGGAGAGCAAGGTGCATCGCATGAATAATAGGATTTTTGAGCCACGTCAATGGGTGTATGTGATTGAAAAAGCAACGAATCAGGTGAAGGTTGGGGTCACAACGAAAATCTCTGACCGTCTCGAAATGATTGAAAGAACGGGTGGTTTTCATATTTCAAGAAAGCGGATGTTCGGTCCCTTTCAAAACGGATATCAGATTGAGAGTGAAATACACAGGCATATCTGCTCACAGCAAATCATCGGAGAGTGGTTTTCAGTATCTTTCGAACAGGCAGTATCAGTGGCAAGCACTGTCGCTGATAGCTTAGGCGACACAAGTGTTGCCAATGCAGCTGCGGAACCAGATTATGAGGAATTACTGGATTTTCTTTATCCGTGGCCCAAAGAAGTGTGGGAAGTTCTTGGATTTCTCAATGATGCGGGGCTGGGTGTATACAAGGAGAAAAACGGCTCTATATGGTTTGAATCTGAGGGGTACGGAATTTTCAGCTTGGACTTCTTAAAAGGTTATATGGATGTCGTGAATCATCGGCAAGGAGGACACCAGCATGAGTATTAACAAATTCAATGCCGAGGGGTATTGCGACCCAACGGCTCATGCTGCGCTCTCCGCCATTGAAGCGGAGGAAAAGGCGCTGCGGGCGTTTCGTCCTATCGTATACATCTGCTCACCTTATGCCGGGGATACGGACTGCAATATCAAGGCTGCACAAAAATATAGCCGCCATGCGGTGGACAACGGGTTCATCCCCGTTGCGCCGCACCTGTTGTTTCCGCAGTTTATGAATGATACCGACCCCAAGGAGCGTGAACTCGGTCTGCTTTTCGGAAATGCCCTAATGAGCAAATGCTCCGAGGTCTGGGTGTTCGGCAGCACCATCTCCGCCGGCATGGCGGCTGAAATTAAACGAGCTAAGTGGAAGAACTACCGTTTGCGCTACTTTAGCGAAAATTGTGAGGAGGTATCCGGCAATGCTTATTAAAATATCCGTCTGCAATCGCAGGACTGATAAAAAGTATAAAAACAAAGAACTGGAATGGGATTACATTGTTGACCGCAACCGCAATCCCGTCCGCACCGCAGAAACGGCCGAGGAATATCCGAAGTTACCGAAGGCGCAGCGCAGTGAACTCAAGGACATCGGCGGTCTGGTCGGCGGCTGGCTGAAAGACGGCGCCCGTAAAAATGGAAATGTCACTTTCCGCACACTGGGACTACTCGATGCGGACAATATTACCGATGGTACAGATTTTCCACTACAAGTCCGAACGGTGCTTGACGGTATCACCTATTTTATCTATTCCACCCACAGTCATACCCCGGAAACTCCGCGATACCGTATAGTTATCCTTTTTGGCAGAGAGGTCAGTGAGGACGAGTACCCCGCTGTCATGCGCATGGTGGCAAAGCAAATCGGCATGGATTATTTTGATGATTCCACTTATGAGTCGAACCGCATGATGTATTGGGCTTCGTGTCCGGCAAATGGAGAATTTATCTTTGATGAGAAGTCCGGCGCCCCTCTCGACCCCGATAAATATCTCGGTATGTATGCCGATTGGCACGATGTTTCGCAGTGGCCGACTTCCTCACGACAGTCTGAAGCAGTCAAACGCGAAGTCAGCAAGCAGGAGGACCCGCTCTCAAAGCTCGGTGTGGTGGGGACATTCTGCCGCGCCTATTCCATTCAAACCGCAATCGACAAATTCCTCTCCGATGTGTATGCGCCTTCGGCTATGGACGGCCGCTACGATTATATCCCGGCCGACAGCAGCGCGGGCGTGGTCGTTTATGATGATAAGTTTATGTACTCCCACCATGCGACCGATCCCTGCTGCGGCAAACTGCTGAACGCATTTGACCTTGTTCGCATCCATAAATTCGGTGACGATGATGAAAAGAAGTCTTTTTCCGCCATGATGGATTTTGCCGTAAAGGACGAACTTGTCAGCACCATGCTCCTGCGGGAAAAACAGGAATCGGCGGCGGAGGAATTTGACGATTGGACAAAAGGACTTCAGCGTGACCGCGGCGGTCTGCTGAAAAACAGCCTGCACAATATCACGCTGATTATGGAAAATGACCCGCAGCTTAAAAGTATTGTCTTCAATCAGCAACTTGACGGTATGGAAATCAAAGGCTCTGTACCTTGGAAACACCCGTCAAAATACTGGCGCGATGCCGATGATGCGCAGCTTATCAGCTACATTGATTCCCACTATGGCACCTTTTCTGCTCGGAACTATGATATCGCCGTTGCAAAGGTTGCCGATGACCGTTCCTATCATCCTATCCGTGAATTTCTTGCCTCCTTGCCGGAATGGGATACCGTCCCTCGCGTGGACACGCTGTTCATCGACTATCTTGGTGCTAAGGATAACACCTATGTCCGTGCCGCGACCAGAAAAACAATATGTGCCGCTATTACCCGTGTAAAAAATCCTGGATGCAAGTTCGACACAATGCCCGTGCTGAACGGGCCACAGGGCATCGGCAAAAGCACCTTGATTGCAAAGCTCGCCGGAGAATGGTTTTCCGACAGCCTGAACCTCGGCGATACCAAGGACAAGACCGCAGCAGAAAAACTGCAGGGTTACTGGATTCTTGAAATCGGCGAGTTGGCAGGTCTGCGCAAGGCTGAAACAGAAACACTGCGTTCTTTTCTCTCCCGGCAGAACGATATTTACCGCGCTGCTTTCGGCAAGAGAGCAACACCGCATCCGCGTCAGTGTATCTTCTTTGGTACAACCAATGCGGAGAGCGGCTATCTGCGCGACACCACAGGCAACCGCCGTTTCTGGCCGATAAAAACGCCGGGAAATGGAAGAAAGCGTTCTTGGGAGCTGACCGAATACGACATCCGGCAGATATGGGCGGAGGCCATGGTATATGTCGAGCAAGGTGAAACGCTGTATCTGTCACCTGAGATTGAAGCATTGGCGAAGAATGAACAGCGCGACGCTTTGGAAGCGGATGAGCGTGAAGGTCTGGTACAGGATTTTCTTGATACTCTACTGCCGGAAAACTGGGACAAGATGGACACCTATGAGCGCAGAAACTTCCTTGAAGGCACAGGTGCCGGCGGCATCGGTCAGACAGGCACGGTGAAACGCACGACCGTCAGCAACATGGAAATATGGTGTGAATGCTTCTGCAAGGAGCGCGCCAATCTTAAGCGCGCTGATTCCAACGAACTGATGGCCATACTCGCAAAACTCGGATGGGCGCGCCGACCGAAAAAGGGTCCCATTCCACTCTACGGTCAGCAGTATGTTTATGATCCCAAAATCGATCCCGAAAAAATATTGGGACAGCAGGATGAGTTGGGAACGGATTAAATCGAACCCAGCGAACCTGAAATAAAGTCAGGATGAATATTGGGAACAGCCCTCAAGTAAAATCGGAAAGCGGCGAAAACCGCACAAGCACAGACTTTTTGCGTTAAGCACACGGCAACTTAACAGGCGCTGTTCCCAATATCCTAAAAAAACTAAAGCATTGAGAAAATAATGAATATTACCCTATATAGCTGAAAATCACACATATTCGCGCGCATAGAGATTTTTAGGTTTTGGGTTTAGGAGAAAGAAATGCGAGAAAAACAGACAGAGCAAAAGCTGGTGTCATCGGTAAAAAAGTTGGGCGGTATCTGCCCCAAGTTCACAAGTCCCGGCTTTGATGGAATGCCAGACCGAATCGTGCTTTTACCGGGCGGTCGCATGGCTTTTGTTGAAGTAAAGGCAATAGGATGCAAACCGAGACCTTTGCAGCTTGCAAGGCATGGGATGCTTCGGCGGTTGGGTTTTCAGGTGTATGTACTGGATGATGCGGCGCAGATTGGAGGGATTCTTGATGAAATACGAGGCACATGATTACCAGAAATATGCGACTACCTTTATTGAGGAAAATCCCGTGTCCGCCATTCTGCTTGATATGGGCTTGGGTAAGAGCGTCATCACCTTGACAGCCATAAACGACTTGCTGTTTGAGAGCTTTGAAATACACAAGGTTCTCGTCGTGGCTCCTCTGCGAGTTGCCCGTGATACATGGCCTGCGGAGCTTGAAAAATGGGAGCATCTGAATGGATTGATTTATTCCGTGGCGGTTGGCACTGAGGTTCAACGGAAAGTTGCGTTGCTGCAAAAAGCCGACATCTATATCATAAACCGTGAGAATGTGGAATGGCTGGTGGAGAAAAGCGGTCTGCCGTTTGACTACGATATGCTGGTGGTCGATGAGCTTTCGTCCTTCAAATCCTACCAGGCAAAGCGGTTCCGCAGTCTGATGAAAGTCCGACCTTCCGTAAAACGCATCACGGGTCTGACGGGAACGCCAAGCAGCAACGGCCTTATGGATTTATGGGCGGAGTTCCGACTGTTGGATATGGGCAAGAGGCTCGGACGGTTCATCACCCACTTTCGAAGTGATTATTTCGTGCCGGACAAGCGCAATCAGCAGATTGTGTTCAGCTATAAGCCGAAGCCCGGTTCCGAGGATGCCATATACCGTCTTGTGTCGGATATCACTATCAGCATGAAAAGCACCGACTATCTCAAAATGCCGGAATGCGTAATAAACGAAGTCCCGGTGCGGCTCTCCGAGAAGGAAATGGAATGCTACCAGACATTAAAGGACGATTTGATTCTCAGCCTTGACGGGCAAGACATTGATGCCGCCAATGCCGTAGGACTGTCGAATAAGCTGACGCAGATGGCAAACGGCGCTGTTTATGGCGAGGACAGCAAGGTAATCGCAATACACGAGCGAAAACTTGATGCCTTGGAGGATTTAATCGAAGCCGCCAACGGCAAGCCCGTGTTAGTGGCATACTGGTTCAAACATGACCTCTCCCGTATTGAGGAGCGTTTACAAAAACGGCATATTCCGTTCTCAAAGCTGGACACTGCCGATTCTATCAAGCGGTGGAATAACGGTGAACTGCCCGTGGCGCTGGTTCATCCTGCCTCTGCCGGACACGGTTTGAATTTGCAGTCCGGCGGCTCTACGCTGATATGGTTTGGTCTGACTTGGAGTTTGGAATTGTATCAGCAGACCAATGCCCGCTTATGGCGTCAGGGACAGGAAGCCGATACAGTGGTTATCCACCACCTCATCGCTAAAGAGACCATTGATGAAAGAATTATGGTGGCTCTGAAAAAGAAGGACAAAACACAGTCCGCATTAATTGATGCAGTAAAAGCGGACTTGAAAATCTAAGACAATCTTTGACAACATACGACAATCCGTGCCAATCCGAGGGAAACAAAATTTTATCGGAGGTACAGATTATGAATCCCTATGAAGAATTAGCAAATGCCATCGTGCTGCAAGCGGTCAAGGACTATCGGCTGCATGACGATGAAAAGGAACTGGTGAGCATCGAGCGTTTCTTTCGTTCCGACTGGTTTGGTGTCCTGACGAGTATTAACCCGGAGATACTAATTACCAAGCTGAGAAAGGAAAAGGTGCGCTATGACTACTAAAACCTACCTTTCTCAAGCACGTTATCTGGATATGCGCATCAAGTCCAAGCTCCAGCAGGTGGATTCTCTGAACGAGCTGGCAACAACCTGTACATCGGTCTTGACGGGTATGCCCAGGAACCCCAGTGCTTCTACCTCTCGTATGGCCGATGCCATTTGTAAGATCGTGGACCTGCAAAACGAAATCAACCGCGATATTGATACACTTGTTGACCTCAAGAAAGAAATCATGGGTGTTGTAAAAGCTGTGGCCAACCCAGAGCATCAGACCCTTTTGGAGAAACGGTACCTCTGTTTCCTCTCTTGGGAGAAGATTGCTGTGGATATGGGCTACGACCTGCGATACACTCACAAGCTCCACATTCGGGCGCTGGATGAGTGCAAAATCCCCGCTTCTTCTGAAGTGGACACGAAAAGACACTGAAAGACATCTACCTCTTATGATAGTATTATAATGGCGAAGAAGAAATAGAGATGGGCCTTCAGGGAGCAATCCTTGAGGGCTTTTCTTATGCCCAAAGGAGGTGACCCTATGCCCTACAAACCTAAACGTCCCTGTGCTTATCCCGGCTGCGGTCGGCTTGCTGTACGCGAGCAATACTGTGCCGAGCATCAAAAAGTTGTTACAAAACAATACAACCAGTACGAACGCGACCCCGCTTCCAACAAGCGATACGGTCGTGCCTGGAAGCGTATCCGTGACCGCTACGTCAAGTCGCACCCTCTCTGTGAGGAGTGTGAGAAACAAAACAGGCTAACACCTGCCGAGGAGGTACACCACATCCTTCCGCTTTCCAAGGGCGGCGGTAATGAGAAGAGTAACCTCATGGCTCTATGTAAATCCTGTCACTCTCGAATCACTGCCGAAGGCGGCGACCGGTGGGGGTAATCAAATCTCCAGGACTTTCCAATGCGGACAGCGGCGTGGGGCTTCGTGTTGAAAAACGCACATTCAAACGACCGAATAGCCCCAGCTCAAAAGGAGTGTGATGAATATGGCGAAAGACGGCACCAACAGAGGCGGCGCTCGTGTCGGTGCGGGTGCAAAAAAGAAGCCGCTCGCCGACAAAATATCAGCCGGCAACCCCGGTGGCAGAAAATTGACTGTGATGGAGTTTTCAGATACGGCGGACTTGCAGGGTCAGACGATGCCCGAGCCTAATAAGATGCTTGAAGCTGTCCAGAAGGACGGCAAGACGCTCGTCGCAAGTGAAATATATAAATCCACATGGATATGGCTGAACGAGCGTGGCTGCTCGGCACTTGTCTCTCCGCAGCTTCTGGAACGCTATGCCATGAGTGTGGCGCGATGGATTCAATGCGAGGAGGCTGTGACAGAGTACGGATTTTTAGCAAAGCATCCTACTACGGGCAACGCCATCCAAAGCCCCTATGTGGCGATGGGTCAGAACTATATGAACCAGACCAACCGTCTGTGGATGGAAATATTTCAGATTGTAAAGGAAAACTGCACCGGCGAGTATAACGGAGCCAATCCGCAGGACGATGTGATGGAGCGGCTGTTGACCGCCCGGAAAGGAAAATAACATATGATTACTTATAAAACAGCAGAAAGCGTCTGCGCCGGACACCCGGATAAACTGTGCGACCTCATTGCCGACAGCATCCTAGATGCCTGTCTACGCAAAGACAAGGCTTCCCGTGTGGCCTGCGAGGTCATGGCGACTAAGGGCAAAATCATCGTTGCGGGCGAGATCACCTGCGACGGCAAAGTCGACATCCGCTGGGAGGTACGTGAAGTCCTCCGCAAGGTCGGCTATAATCCGTGGAAGTTTACGGTTTTCGTATTCATTCATAAGCAGAGCAAGGATATCGACGCCGGAGTTACCACTGCCCTCGAAGCCCGGAACGGCAGTGAGGAACGCTACGCCTCCCTCGGTGCGGGTGACCAAGGCACTGTTTACGGCTACGCCACCAATGAGACCCGTGAGATGCTTCCACTCCCGCTGGTGCTGGCGCACCGCATCGTCAAGCGTGTGGATACCGTCCGCAAGGACAAAATCGTGAAAGGTATTCTGCCAGACGGCAAAGCGCAGGTCACGGTTGAATATGAGGACGGCAAGCCCAAGCGTGTGAAAACTATCGTGGTTTCCGTTCAGCACGACCCTGCGAAAACACAGGAGCAGCTTTACTCCGACATCAAGCAAAACGTGCTCTGGCAATGCTTTGAGGACTTTCCCTTTGACGATGACACCGAAATCCTCATCAATCCCTCCGGCAGATTTGTCGAGGGCGGTCCCGCCGCCGACACAGGCTTGACGGGCAGAAAGATAATGGTGGACACTTACGGAGGGCTTGCCCTCCACGGCGGCGGAGCGTTTTCCGGTAAAGACCCCACAAAGGTCGACCGCAGCGGCGCTTACATGGCGCGGTACATCGCAAAGAATATCGTATGGAGCGACTTAGCAGAGAGATGCGAAGTCGCTCTTTCTTATGCCATCGGCAAGGCTGACCCTGTGGCGGTTGACGTTGACGCTTTCGGCACGAGCAGCCTCACCAATGAAGAACTGCGTGAAATCGTGCTATCCGTGTTCAACCTGCGTCCGGCGGCAATCATCGAAAAACTGCGACTGCGCAATGCCATCTACGAGGACACGGCAGTCTACGGCCACTTCAATTCCTGTCTGTTCCCATGGGAGGATGGCAGTGATCATTACAAAGAACTGAAAAAGGCGGCGGAGAAATATGTTGATAGAAAAGATTCAGACTGAGCGGCTCATTCCCGCCGACTATAATCCTCGCAAAAACCTCAAGCCTGGCGATCCGGAATATGAAAAGCTGAAGCGTTCCCTCGAGCAGTTCGGTTATGTTGAACCCGTTATATGGAATAAGACCACAGGCCATGTCGTCGGCGGTCACCAGCGTTTGAAGGTGCTGCTTGACATGGGCATCACCGAAGTCGAGTGTGTGGTCGTTGAGATGGACGCCAAAAAAGAAAAGGCGCTCAATGTTGCACTCAACAAAATATCCGGTGACTGGGACAAAGGCAAGCTGGCTCTACTCATCGCCGACCTGCAAGGCGCAGACTTCGATGTATCGCTTACGGGTTTTGACCCCGGTGAGATTGATGACCTTTTCAAGGATTCACTCAAAGACGGTATCAAAGACGATGATTTTGATGTGGATGCAGAGTTGCAAAAGCCTGCAATCACCAAGCAAGATGATGTATGGCTGCTCGGTCGGCATCGACTGGTATGCGGAGATTCCACCAAAGCCGACACCTTTGCAGCTCTGATGGACGGGAAGCTCGCCAATCTTGTGGTAACAGACCCTCCGTACAACGTCAACTACGAAGGTACGGCTGGTAAAATCAAAAACGACAATATGGGGAATGAAGCGTTTTATGACTTCCTGCTTGCGGCATTTATGAACACCGAGGCGGCGATGGCACAGGACGCTTCTATTTATGTATTTCATGCTGACACCGAAGGGCTTAACTTCCGCAAGGCGTTCTCGGACGCGGGCTTTCAGCTTTCCGGCTGCTGTATCTGGAAAAAGCCGTCATTGGTGCTTGGGCGCAGTCCATATCAGTGGCAGCACGAGCCTGTACTGTTCGGCTGGAAGAAAAAAGGCAAGCACAACTGGTATACAGACCGCAAGCAGACCACCATCTGGGAGTTTGAAAAGTCAAAGAAAAACGCTGACCATCCGACCATGAAGCCAATTGCTCTGCTGGCATATCCCATTATGAATAGCAGCCTCACAAACTGTATCGTGCTCGATCCTTTCGGCGGGAGCGGTTCTACGCTTATCGCCTGTGAGCAGTCCGACAGGATTTGTTTCACAATTGAGCTTGATGAAAAATACTGCGATGTCATTGTAAAGCGGTATATCGAGCAGGTCGGTGGTGCAGACGGTGTTTTTGTTATCCGTGACGGTGTCACCATGAAATATGCGGAGGTGTCCGCCGATGAGTAACCTGACGCTCGGTTCTCTTTTATATACGTAGATTTTGTGTCCAAGGCATTGTGTCATATACACAAGATTCCACCGATAAATGACCGCCTTGTTCTCCACAGAAAACGCTTGAAATGACTTGCTATATAAGTGTTTTAGAGCGAATATGTGACTACCAAAAAGAAAGGCGGTTTGAAAATGGAACTCAAATACAATGTAACAGGCAGCGAACGCAAATCACTGGTCGGAGCAATCAGCACAGCGCTGAACTCCCCAACCAAATACCTCGGAGCCCCAACCTTCGCCTACGAGGTCGGAATCTACCACATCGACAAGGTCGGAACGCTCACAGGCCCCGACAGTCTCGACCTGGAGGATGCACTTCACCAGCAGGGCTTTGGCGCAGACAGCGACTCCCGCAAGTACGATGAACCCGACACCTACGAAAGCGGGCTTGGCGGTCTGGGAGCGATTCCCGCCTTCGAGGATTTGCGGATGGACGGGCGCGAGGAACTGGGGCTTGGGCGCACCCGCCGCGAGGACTTCCAAGGCGAAAACGGGATGCAAGCAAGAGACGTTCCGGAAGCCAGCGAGGACATTGGATTGGCGATTGAAATGCCGCGCTCCTCCTTCACCGACACGGCACTTGAAAACCTCAAGCGGCTGGTTGAAAGCAAAGGAAGCCTTATTAAAAAGGCCCTCGGCACAGAAACGCTCGAAATTGAAATAACCGATGACATTGTTCGGTTCCCGTGGTTCGAGGACGGCACAGACCCGGATGCAGTTAAGGCATACACACATTTCGTCACGGCCCTCTGCGAGATGGCGAGGGTACAAAAGCGTGTCACCGCCAAGGAAAAAGAAACCGATAACGACAAGTACGCCTTCAGATGCTTTCTCCTCCGGCTGGGCTTCATCGGCGACGAGTACAAAGCGGCGCGGAAAATCCTGCTCCGTAACCTCTCCGGCAGCGGCGCTTTCAAGAGCGGCAATCCGAAGGTACGGGAACTGGTCAAGCGCGCCCATACGGACGCCGGCCTTTATGACGATGTGATGAGCCTGCAGGACAAGGAGGTGGCTGACGATGAATAACCGATTCCCTTCGCACGAGGTCGTGGAGCGTATCCGAAAACAGTACCCGGTCGGATGCCGCGTGGAGCTTCTCCGCATGGATGATGCCCAGGCACCGCCAATCGGCACAAAAGGCACCGTGCGGTATGTGGACGACATCGGCAGCTTGGGCGTCGCGTGGGACAACGGCAGCTCGCTCCAAGTGGTCTACGGCGAGGACCTTTGCAGGAGGTGCGACGATGACAAATAAGGTGCGCGAGCAAATTTTCGTCATCCGCAATACCGGGCTGACAAATATGTTTGATGTCAATACCGTTCAACGCATGGCGCATGAAATGAATTTCTTTGAATTGGTGGTTTTCCTGGAGGAGCATAAGGACCAATACGTCCACTTTATCCTCACAGGAGAAGAATAACGGCTGTAAACCACACAATTACGGCAACCGAAATGCTCTGAAAGATTGTACAGTATACGCCGGTTTATATGGTGTAATTGACTTGCTATTATCCTCTTTTAGAGCGAATATGTACCTACCGAAAGGGAAAACACACTAAACGGAGGAAACGAAAATGAACGAAAAACAATGGCAGCAGGTCGAGGCGCAGCTACCTCAAGGAGCGAAAATCCTGCGAACCTACAATGCCTTCGAGAACGGTGAATTGCGGATAATCGTGCAACTCCCCGGCGAGCGATCCGAAACCCGGTACATCGTCCACTTTGAGGGCGAGGACGTAAAACTGGAACACAGACCGTAACAAACAGCAAAACAGCCGAGGACACCCCGAAAAGGGGCTGTCTCTCGTACAGATAGATTTTGAGGGCTTGCTTAATGCAGGTCTATTTTTATGCTCGGAAGGAGGCGGTCAAAATCCGAAAACTGAAAAAATACACACCGACACGGTTTAAGGCCACTGATTCGGTTTACGACAAGACCGCCGCCGACTATGCAGTGGCTTTTGTCGAAGCCCTCGCCCATACCAAAGGCACCTGGGCTGGTAAGCCCTTCGAGCTGATTGATTGGCAGGAACAAATTATCCGCGATGTGTTCGGGACTCTGAAACCCAACGGCTATCGGCAGTTCAACACCGCCTATGTGGAAATACCGAAGAAGATGGGAAAAAGTGAACTTGCGGCAGCGGTGGCCTTGCTCCTCACCTGTGGGGATAACGAGGAACGTGCCGAGGTTTACGGCTGTGCTGCCGACCGAAATCAGGCATCCATCGTTTTCAATGTGGCGGCGGATATGGTGCGAATGTGTCCGGCGCTCTCCAAACGCGTCAAAATACTGGATGCGACCAAGCGGCTCATCTATCAGCCGACCGGGAGCATCTATCAGGTGCTGTCCGCCGATGTCGGCAACAAGCACGGCTTCAATACCCACGGTGTGGTATTCGATGAGTTGCACACCCAGCCGAACCGAAAACTTTTTGATGTTATGACCAAAGGCAGCGGCGATGCGAGAATGCAGCCGCTGTATTTTTTGATCACCACCGCCGGGGATAACCAGCACAGCATCTGTTGGGAGGTCCATCAAAAGGCGCTGGATATTATTGACGGCAGAAAGCACGACCCCACCTTCTATCCCGTCATTTACGGTGCGGCACAGGAGGACGACTGGACAGACCCCAAGGTATGGAAAAAAGCAAACCCCTCACTCGGCATCACGGTGGGCATGGATAAAGTTCGTGCCGCTTTTGAGTCCGCACGGCAGAATCCTGCCGAGGAGAACAGCTTCCGGCAGCTTCGGCTGAACCAATGGGTTAAACAGGCCGTGCGCTGGATGCCGATGGACAAATGGGATGCCTGCGCATTCCCCGTGGATGAAAAGTCGCTTGAAGGGCGGGTCTGCTACGGAGGACTTGACCTCTCATCCTCCACCGATATCACGGCGTTTGTGCTGGTATTTCCACCGGAAGATGAAGCAGACAAATACGCCGTACTGCCGTTCTTCTGGATACCGGAGGACAACATCGATTTGCGTGTTCGCAGAGACCATGTGAATTATGATGTCTGGAAAAAGCAGGGCTTTTTGCATATTACCGAGGGTAATGTGGTGCATTACGGCTATATCGAGCAGTTCATCGAAACCCTCGGCGAAAAATACAACATCCGTGAAATCGCCTTTGACCGCTGGGGTGCCGTGCAAATGACGCAAAACCTTGAGAACCTTGGTTTCTCGGTCGTACCTTTTGGACAGGGCTTTAAGGATATGAGTCCGCCAACCAAAGAGCTGATGAAGCTTACGCTGGAGGAGAAAATTGCCCACGGCGGGCACCCGGTTCTCCGCTGGATGATGGACAACATCTTCATCCGCACCGACCCGGCCGGCAACATCAAAGCGGATAAAGAGAAAAGTACCGAGAAAATCGACGGCGCGGTAGCCACCATTATGGCACTCGACCGGGCGATTCGGTGCGGCAACGATACGGGCGAAAGCGTGTACAACACACGCGGATTGCTCGTTTTTTGATTGGAGGGAACTGCCTATGAACATCTTTAAAGGAATATTCAAAGCCCGCGACAAGCCTAAAAACCTTGGCGGCGGCACCAGCTTTTTATGGGGCGGCTCGTCCTCCGGCAAGGTAGTCAATGAAAAAACGGCCATGCAGATGACCGCCGTGTACTCCTGCGTCCGTATATTATCCGAAGCAATCGCTGGCCTGCCACTTTTCGTCTACAAATACGGCGACGACGGGAGCAAGGACAAATATCTTGAACATCCGCTGTGGCGTGTGCTGCATGACGAACCAAACCCGGAGATGACGTCGTTTGTTTTCCGCGAGACCATGATGAACCATCTTCTGCTGACAGGCAACGCCTACGCGCAGATTATTCGCAATGCCCGTGGCGAGGTCGTGGCGCTGTATCCCCTCATGCCCGACCGGATGACCGTGGACCGGGATTCACAAGGACGGCTGTATTATCGCTACAGAAAAAGCAGCGACGACGCACCTGAGGTCAGCAAGAACAAGCCGAGCGATATTATCCTCGCACCAAGCGACGTGCTGCACATTCTCGGTTTGGGCTTTGACGGGCTGGTCGGCTACTCACCGATTGCAATGGCAAAAAACGCCGTGGGGCTTGCCATCGCCGCTGAGGAATACGGCGCTAAATTCTTTGCTAACGGTGCGGCGCCGAGCGGCGTCCTCGAACACCCCGGCACGTTGAAAGACCCAGAGCGCATCAGAGAAAGTTGGCAGTCCACCTTTGGCGGCAGCGCCAACAGTAACAAAATTGCCGTGTTGGAGGAAGGACTCAAGTACACTCCTATTGCGATCTCACCCGAACAGGCGCAATTCCTCGAGACACGGAAATTTCAGATAAACGAAATCGCCCGCATCTTCCGAGTGCCGCCGCATATGCTGGCGGATTTGGAAAAATCCTCGTTTTCCAACATTGAGCAACAGTCGCTCGAGTTCGTGAAATACACCCTCGATCCGTGGGTCATCCGCTGGGAACAGGCGATGAACAAATCGCTCCTGCTCGAAAGCGAAAAGCGCGATGTGTTCACCAAGTTTAATGTGGACGGACTGCTTCGCGGCGATTATCAGAGCCGTATGACAGGCTACGCTACGGCGCGGCAAAACGGCTGGATGAGCGCAAATGATATCCGACAGCTTGAAAACCTTGACCGGATACCGGAGGAGCTCGGTGGCGACCTTTACCTTATCAACGGAGCAATGACCAAATTGCAAGACGCGGGCGCATTCGCAAATACAACAACAGAAACGGAGGAACCTTCAGATGGACAAAACAAATCGGGCGCAAGGCCCAGGCAAAGTCCCCGTCAGGGGGCGTGACAAAGCGCATTTCTGGAACTGGGACAATGACGAGGTATCGGATATCCGCACTCTTTACCTCGACGGCACCATTGCGGACGAAAGCTGGTGGGGAGATGAAATCACACCTCGGATGTTCAAGGATGAACTGTTTTCCGGCAGTGGCGATATTGTCGTGTGGATTAACTCGCCCGGCGGGGACTGCGTGGCGGCTTCACAGATTTACACCATGCTCATGGACTACACCGGCAATGTCACCGTGAAAATTGACGGTCTGGCGGCGAGTGCCGCTTCGGTCATCGCAATGGCTGGTACCGAGGTGCTTATGGCTCCAACGGCTCTGCTCATGATTCACAATCCGATGTCAATCGCTATCGGCGATACCGAGGAAATGCAGAAGGCCATCGCCATGCTGGACGAGGTCAAGGAAAGCATTATCAACGCCTACGAAATCAAGACCGGGCAGTCGAGAGCGAAAATCTCCCATCTCATGGACGGTGAAACCTGGATGAACGCAAACAAAGCAATCGAGCTGGGTTTTGTGGACGGCATCTTAGAGGATGCTAAGCGCGGTCATACCGAAGATGTGGTCTTTGCTTTCAGCCGCAGGGCGGTTACCAATTCCCTTATGAATAAGCTCATCTCGAAATCCGCTCCGAAGCCGGAGCAAAAGAAGCAGGAATCGTCCACGGGCGTTTCCATCGAAGCGGCTATGCAGAAACTGCAAGCCCGTAAATACATTTAACGGAGGTATTTGATTATGAAAAAGGTACTCGAAATGCGCGAAAAACGCGCAAAGGCATGGGACGCTGCGAAGGCGTTTCTGGACACCCGCGCCAAGGACGGTGTCCTCTCTCCCGAAGACAATGCCACCTACGACAAGATGCTCGTGGATGTGGACTCAATGGCGCACCAGATCGCCATTGAGGAAGACCGCGTGGCAAGAGACGCCGCTATGGCGCAGCCCACCAGCTCGCCCATCACGGCAAAACCCGCCACACAGGACGGGAAGCCCGTCCACTACAGGGCGACCGCCGAATATCGCGAGGACTTCTTGAACCTCGTGCGCGGCAAACGTCCGGTACACAACGTTATGGAGGAAGGTACTCCTTCTACCGGCGGCTACCTCGTACCCATAGAGTTCGACAGAAACCTTGTTCGGGCGCTTGAGCGCGAGAACGTCATTCGTTCTCTGGCAAAGGTGATCACCACCGCCGCACCGCACAGAATTAACGTAGCACTCACCGATGTATCCGCCGACTGGGTGCTGGAAAGCGGCACCTTTACGCCCAGCACGCCCACCTTCAACCAGCTTTCCCTCGACGCTTACACCCTCCGCGCGGCGGCGCTGGTTTCGGAGGAACTGCTTCAGGATTCCATGTTTGACCTTGAAGCCTACCTCATCGACAATTTTGCCCGCGCTTTTGCGGCGAAGGAGGAGCAGGCCTTTTGCGTGGGGGCAGGCAGCACCCAGCCTACGGGCATTTTCACGGCGAATGGCGGCGATGTCGGCGTGACTACGGCGGCGGCCGGGGCAATTACAGCGGACGAACTCATCGAACTGACCTATTCCCTCAAGGACGGCTACAAGAAAAGCGCCAAATTTGTTTTGAGCAGTGCCACTCTCGCGGGTATCCGCAAGCTGAAAGACGGTAACGGTGCATATATGTGGCAGCCGTCGCTGCAGGCAGGTCAGCCCGACCGTCTGCTTGGTTTCCCGGTGTATGTCTCGCAGTATGCTCCGACCATTGCGGCAAACGCATATACCGTCGCTTTCGGTGATTTCCAGAACTACTGGATTGCCGACCGCAGCGGTAGAACCGTGCGCCGTGCGGATGAACTGCATATCGCCAACCTGCAGACCGGCTTCTACGCTTTCCAGCGTGTGGATGGCAAGACTGTACTGCCCGAAGGCATCAAGCTGCTCAAGCAGCACGCTTAAAAGGAGGATTTCGCTATGTCATATAACACAAAAAACTACACCGAACAGGGCGGTGAAAAAACCGTCATCGGCGGCACACTGGAAATCAAGGAGGGAGCCTCGGTAACGGGGCTCTCCGCCAATCCTCTTCTCGTAGCAACGGCTGAAGCTTTAGGTGGTATAAAAGCCGAAGAAGCCACTGTGGGAGATACCGTTGAAGTAAAAATCGGTGAGGACGGAATTCTTTATGTGCCGACATATCCGGTCGTACCTGAAATACCCATAGCTACAAATCAAGCTGACAGCATAGCCGAGGATACAGCCGCACTTGTCACGGATTTCAATGCCCTACTTGCCAAACTGAAAGCGGCGGGATTGATGGTGGCAGACGAAGAATGACTGAAAGGAGGCGGATGGCATGACAACAGATAATCTTCTACCCAAAGTAAAAGCAAACCTAATCCTGGAGCATGACGCAGACGATGGCATTCTACTGCATTTCATCAAAGCAGCCGTCTCCTATGCGGAGAGTTACCAGCATGTCACTGAGGGCCATTACATTGAAAACCCTATGCCACCCACCACGGAACAGGCAGTAATCATGCTGTCGAGTCATTTCTACGAGAGCAGAGATGGCTCTACGGCTGGTTTCTTCGCCGATAGCGTACAGGCAGGTCAGCAGGTTTGGAACACGGTAAATTTACTTCTAAGACTCGACCGGGATTGGAAGGTGTGACATGAGCTTTGGAAAGATGAACACCTTTATAGACATTGTTGAGAAAGTAACCATAAAAGACTCGGAAGGTTTCAGTACTGAGGTTGACAATATTGTTGCTTCCATCAAAGCATATCGGGAAGGTCGGCATGGCACCGAAATATGGGCGAACAGAGCCGCATTTTCGGAAGCCACCGACCTTTTCCGTTTCCGCTCTATTCCCGGTGTCACTGTTACAACCGCAATGCTTATTGTTTGTGCAGACGGCCGATTTGAAATTACCTCAGTGGAGGATGTCAAAGGCCGTGGAATGTACATTGAAGTACTCGCCAAGGAGGTGCAACCCAGTGGCTAAAGTAACTATGAAAATGCCGGAGGACTTCCTTCTGAAGGTCTCACGGCTGAACGATAAAACTGATGAAATTATCCCTCGTGTGCTTAAGGCTGGCGGTGAGGTTGTGCTTGATAAAGTAAAGGCTAATCTCAATTCAGCGGTTGGTCGTGATACAAAGTATCCTTCACGTTCCACCGGCCAGCTTGCGGCGGCATTGGGACTTTCACCTGCCCTACAGGACAGGGATGGCAACCACAACGTTAAGATCGGCTTTTCTGAACCGCGCCGTGACGGAAACAGCAATGCGAAGATAGCCAATATCATCGAATACGGAAAATCGGGGCAACCGGCAAAACCATTCTTGAAGCCAGCGAGAACCACCAGTAGAAAGCCCTGCATCGAAGCGATGAAAGCAAAGCTGGACGAGGAGGTAAATAAGATATGAGTCTACTTTCAGATTTAAGTGAAGTCCTGACGCCGTTGAATATCCCTATCGAAACAGGCTTATTCAGCGGTGTACCTCCTGACGAATATTTGGTCTTTATCCCTCTGACTGATTTGTTTGAAGTTCATGCGGATAACCGACCAGGCTTTGACGTGCAGGAAGTGCGGATATCTCTGTTCTCAAAAGGCAATTACCAACAGCGGAAAAGGCAGATCACTACGGCTTTGCTGAATGCAGATATTACTGTGACTGAACGACGGTACATCGGGCACGAGGACGATACCGGATATCATCATTACGCCATTGATGTGGCAAAATCATACGAAACGGAGGAATAAAACATGGCAACTATCGGTCTTGACAGACTTTACTATTCAAAAATAACCGAGGACTCCAACGGCGAAGAAACCTATGCTACGCCGCTTGTCCTCGCTAAAGCCATCACCGCTGAACTCTCGGTTGAGCTGGTGGAGGCAATTCTGTACGCTGACGACGGTGCCGCTGAAGTTGTAAAAGACTTCAACAGTGGAACGCTCACCCTTGGCGTTGACGACATCGGCCCCACGGCGGCGGCAGATCTAACCGGCTCATCCACCGATGACAACGGTGTGCTGATTTCTGCCAGCGAAAATGTGGGTACACCCGTTGCGGTAGGCTTCCGTGCTCAGAAGGCCAACGGCACCTATCGATACTTCTGGCTCTATCGCGTAAAGTTCGGTCTGCCCGCAACGAACCTTCAGACAAAGGCGGATTCCATCACCTTCTCTACGCCGACCATCGAAGGAACGGTTATGCGAAGGAATAAACTGGACGGCATGGGTAAGCACCCATGGAAAGCGGAGGTCACTGAAGGTGACGCAGGAGTCTCATCCGGTACCATCACCGGCTGGTTTACTGAAGTTTACGAACCGGTCTACACGCCGGAGCCGTAAGGAGGATTGAACTATGGATAATGAGCGAAGCGCCGCTATCAAAATCGGCGACAAAGAGTATGAACTGGTTCTGACCACACGTGCGACAAAGGCCATTGCCGGTCGATATGGCGGGCTTGAAAATCTCGGGGAAAAACTGATGAAATCAGAGAACTTTGAAATGGCGCTGGACGAGATTGTTTGGCTTATTACGCTGCTTGCAAATCAGTCCATCTTGATTCGCAACCTTAAGAATAAGAATGCCCCGGAGGAACTTCTCACTGAGGAGGAAGTGGAACTTCTCACTTCACCACTTGACTTGGCAGCGTATAAAAATGCAATTACCGAAGCGATGTTCAAAGGTACAAAGCGCGATGTGGAAAGTGAGGAAGATAGCGTCACCGGGGGTGCCGCATCAAAAAACGTGGAAGTCGGGTAACGGACTCAGAGGTCTTTACCCGGCTTCTTTATTATGGAACAGTTCAAATGGGCATGGACGCAGAGGAATTCTGGCTCATGCCTATTGGACTGTTTTTTGATTTATGGGCGTGCCACAAACAATGGCACGGCATTGAAAAGCCGAAAAAAATCCGAACAATTGACGATATTATCCCGCCGGGAATTTAAAAATGTTGTAAATTGTGATATACTTCCATTACACACTAACGAATTTTGAAGGTGGTATGGAATGAGCGTCATATTCGCCATTAAAGACGAGGGGAAAATCATCCTCGTCGCCGACAAACGGGGTTCAGGAAAGGACGGGCGACTGATAACCGACGACATGAAGAAAGTCGCAGCGGTCAACAGTCAGCTGGCCTTTGCCTCGGCGGGAAACGCTGTGTTTGGAACGCTGGTGGAAATGGATGTCGCCAAGCTGGCGGAGAAAGAGATTTTAACGACAGACGATTTGGCGAGAATCATTCGGGACGCTCACCAGAAGATCCAGGACATTGGAGTGCTGAATAAGCTGAAAATGTCGTCGTCATTTTACTTCCTCATCGCAGGCAAAGACCAAAACGGTAGCGCGTGCCTGATTTCTGGTGGAAACCCCAAGGGAAAGCTGGACATGAGCGAGGTCCCGATGGCGCTCTACCCACCCGATGGTGCGGACTTAAAACAGTGTTGCGAGATATTTGCGAAGAATTACAAGTTCCACCACGAGGATTTTGTGGAGCGCACTGTGCGTGAGATTTCGGCAATAAGCCCTTATGTGAGCCCAACAGGCGATCAGTGGGTCTATGATATCGCGGCTGGCAAAGGAACGTTAAAGTCCTTTTAAACTTAAAAAATATCTATTTCAAGAGCAACCGAAAGGCTGCTCCTTTTTTATGCCCAAAAGGAGGTGAGCACAGATGGCGGACAATTTTGGCCTGAAAATAGGCATTGAGGGCGAACGCGAGTTTAAGAACGCTCTTCGCGACATCAACCAATCTTTTAAGGTGCTGGGCAGTGAAATGACGCTCGTCACCAGCCAGTTTGATAAAAACGATAAGTCTGTGCAAGCGGTCACCGCCCGTAACGCTACGCTGAATAAGGAAATCGATGCACAGAAGAGCAAGATTGAAACCCTGCGTGCCGCTCTGCAGAACGCCTCGGAGTCCTTTGGCGAGAACGACCGCCGCACTCAGAACTGGCAGATTCAGCTGAACAAAGCACAAGCAGAACTCAACGGCATGGAGCGTGAACTTGAGCAGTCCACAATCGAAGCGGATAATCTCGGTGATGAATTAGACGATTCAGGTAAAAGCGCGGAAGATGCCGGTGGCAAGTTTGACAAGCTCGGTGGCATACTTAAGGGCATCGGTGTTGCGATGGGCGCAGTTGCCGTCGCCGCCGGTGCTGCCGCAATCAAGCTGGGCAAAGAAGTCGTACAACAATTCGGCGAGTTGGAACAAAACCTCGGTGGCTCGGAGGCGGTTTTTGGTGCATACGCCGCGTCGATTCAGAAAACCGGTGAGGAAGCATATAGAAACCTCGGTGTTTCCCAAAGTGAGTATCTCGCTACTGCCAACAAAATGGGTGCGTTGTTCCAAGGGTCTGGTATACAGCAACAGAAAAGCCTTGAGCTAACTGAAAAGGCCATGCAGCGGGCGGCGGATATGGCTTCTGTTATGGGCGTTGATATGCAAATGGCACTGGACTCGGTGGCGGGCGCAGCAAAAGGCAACTTCACCATGATGGATAATCTCGGTGTTGCTATGAACGCTACCAATATCCAAGCATATGCTCTCGCAAAGGGTCTGGATTTTACTTGGAACACCGCCACGCAAGCGGAAAAAGCCGAAATCGCAATGCAGATGTTTTTTGAGAACACGGAGCAGTATGCGGGTAACTTTGCGCGTGAATCAACTCAGACAATAACCGGCTCTATTGGCATGTTACAAGCCGCTCTTGGCTCCTTTACAGGCGGACTTGGTAATGCCAACACCGACATGACCAATCTGACGGAAAACCTCGTGGATGCTTTCCGCGCGGTTGTCGCAAACATCGTACCTGTTTTGGAAAACATCGTAACCGCGCTCCCGCCTGCGTTCGATGCGATACTAACTGCGGTGGGTGACCTGCTTCCTATGTTGCTCGAAACTGTCATGAGCTTGTTCACGCAGGTGCTTGAGACGCTTCTGAACTTACTGCCGGAGCTTATCCCAGCGGCGGTTGACGCTGTAATGACGATTGTCGGAGCGTTGATTGACAGCCTGCCACTTCTTATCGATGCCGCAGTGCAACTGGTCACGGCTTTGGTACAAGGCATAGGAAACGCGCTGCCTAAACTGATTCCGGCGGCAGTTACTGCAATCACGACGATTGTTCAAGGATTGATAGATAACCTGCCAATGCTGCTGGACGCGGCCTTGCAGTTGATTATAGGATTGGCGCAGGGATTAGTTGATGCAATACCTCAGCTTGTTTCTGCCTTGCCCGCCATCATCGAAGCACTGGTGGATTTCCTGATTAAATCCATTCCACAGATCGTCGATGCGGGTATTCAATTGCTGACCTCACTGGTGACAGCACTGCCTACAATCATTACAGCAGTTGTGGAAGCCATCCCACAAATCATTGACAGTATTATCAGCGCAGTCATTGGGTCGATTCCCATGATCATTGACGCAGGCATTCGGCTTCTGATATCGCTGATACAGGCACTCCCTCAGATTATTACTACTGTTGTAGCGGCGATTCCGCAGATCGTAACCTCGCTGGTAAATGCCATTGTTGGGAACATCTACAAGATCATTCTGGCTGGTGTTCAGTTGTTTATTGCCTTGATTGCTAATCTGCCAAAAATCATCGTCGAGGTGGTCAAAGCAGTACCGCAGATCATCACGGGTCTGGTCAAGGCATTCACCGGCTATATCAGTCAGATGGCGCAGGTTGGTGGCAATCTCATCAAGGGGCTGTGGAACGGCATATCCGATGCGGGTACATGGCTATGGAATAAGATCTCCGGGTTTTTCGGCAATGTGGTGTCGAAGATTAAAAACTTCTTCGGCATCAAATCCCCCTCTGCTCTCTTTGCCGGAATTGGCCACAATATGGGCGAAGGCATCGGTGTGGGCTTTGAAGATGCAATGGCAGCAGTTTCAAGGGATATGCAGAATGCAGTGCCCACAAGCTTCGATTTAAATTATAGAAGTTTATCCGGGCAAGGCAGTGCCACCGGCACAAGCATCACGCAAAACCTATCTGTGGTGACACCAAAAGCACTGTCCGAAAAAGAACTGGCACGGGAGTTCAAAAACCTGTCCCGCAAGCTGGCACTTGAATATTAAAGGAGGTCTGACTGTGGAACTAACATATATCAATGCGGACGGCAGGAGCATTACGCTCAAACAAAGCCGTCCGTATTTTCTTAAGAAAATAGACGGCACGGGCAATATACGTCAGACCGTCAACACCTTCAAGGCACCGAATCAGGACGGTGCTTTTTATATTTCCTCCACACTGGATATGCGAAATATCATACTGGAGGGTACGGTTGTAGCAGATACACCTGACGATGCCTATGCACGGAGGCAGCTTTTTCTTAAGATATTTAGCCCTAAACTGAATGGAATGCTTCAATACCGTGAACGGCAAATTGCCTGCGTTGTCGAGGAGGCGGGGTTTACAGTTTCCACCCGGCAGCGAATACCTAACTTTTTCGTCAGCCTCCTTTGCCCCTCTCCCTTCTTCGAGACACTGGATGAAGTGCGTGAGGAACTGGCATCTTGGATACCATTACTCGAATTTGAACTGGAGATACCTGAAAGCGGCATGGAGTTTGGAATGCGCCAGCCCAGCCAGATTATCACGGTTGAAAACATCGGTGATGTTTCCTGCGGGTGTGAGATCGTGTTCCAGGCATTGGGGACGGTCACGAATCCGGAACTCTTAAACATTGACACAGGTGAATACATCCGTCTCCTTACTACAATGAATGCCGGGGATGAACTTCGTGTATATACCCATTTCGCGGGTAAGCGTGTGGTCAGCATCAACGGCTCGTCGGTGACGAATGCTTTCTCGCTGCTGGATACCGGTTCGACATTCTTTCAGCTTGCCGCGGGAGTCAACACCTTACGCTACGATGCTTCGGTCAATATGGAACTTCTGGAAGTTAGCATTTACTTTCGTCCGCAGTTTCTGGGGGTATGAACATGCAACTATATATTTATGACTATAATCGTGAACTCTCTGGTATTGTGGAGTCTTTCGAATACCTGCGCTGGACGCGGCGTTACTCGCAGTGTGGCTCATTTGAGTTAAAAGCCATAGCAACACCGGAAAATACTGCACTCTTAAAAGAAGGAAACTTCATCTGGAAAAACGATGATGAGGAAGCCGGGATTATTGAACATCTGGAATTGTCTCAGACCGAGCAAGAAATTATCACGGCGAGCGGCCGCTTTGCGACTTCCTTCCTCTCCCGCCGTATTGTGTGGGGCACAGAGAAGTTGTCCGGTGACTTATCTGTCTGTGTGGAGCAGCTATTAGATAATAATCTCATCAGCCCTACCGATACGAATCGGCAAATAACCGGGGTATCTTTCTCATCCCCGAACTTGAGCATCCCCGTTAGTACCCAGATATCCTACCGAAATCTGATGGATGCAGTGACGGGACTATGCGCGGCTTCAGACATCGGGATTAAGACTGTGTTCAATCCGGCAACGGGTATTTTTACGGTAACGCTGTATAGGGGTGCTGACTCGCAGGCGGTATTTTCCAAGGAGTACGAGAATTTGACGGAACAGAGCTATACCGAGAGTGCGGCGGATTACGCCAACACTGCTCTCATCGGCGGCGAGGGCGAAGGAGAAAACCGCACCTTTGTCGCCATTACAAGCGGCTCCGGCGAGACTCGGCGTGAAATCTTCGTGGACGCCAAAGACCTGCAGGCGGCGGACTTCGGTACGGGTTATACCGACGCGCTGATTTTTCGAGGCCAGAGCAAGCTGAGTGAACAGGCGATCCACTACTCCTTCGATACATCGGTTAACCCGCACGGCAACTTGACCTACAAGATAGATTTTGACCTTGGGCAGAGCGTTCAGGTCATCTCCAAGGCATGGGGCGTATCCATGACGACGCGCATCACCGAGATTGAAGAAACCTATGATGCAGACGGCCAGAGTATCAGTGTAGTGTTCGGAAAGGCTGAACTGACAATAGCGCAAAAAATCCGCTCCGACATGAGCGAGGTCAAAACAGCGCTGTCGGCCCCGACCGGTATATCCGAAGTGGCAGAAGCCATTGGCGTCGTGGAAGAGACGCTTAGTACTGTAGAGGAAACTTTGGGCGATTTGATGGTAGTAAATCCACAAATCAAGGGTGATGATTTTGCAAACACCATTAATAACCTGTTTGGAAAAGTTCCGGCACTTGAAATAATTGTAGGCGAGGGCACTACATCTATCGGTCAATACGCCTTGCACAATATGGTGCCGGGAGATGCCTTTTATTTCACCTCGTGGAGCGGCAACAAGTTTAGTGACCAGCCAAGTGAAGATGGACATGTCTTTCTCATAAAGCACAACGGGGATAACACGGGAAATGGATTTCAGCGAGCGATGGGATTCTTTATATCCCGAAACACTATGACATTTTATGTGATTTCTGTTTTCGTGTTCAATAATCCGTCCGGGCAGGCAAACTGGCTCAACATCAATAATGAACCAATAACCACGGCGAGGATTGCAAACGCTGCTGTGACTACCGCAAAGACAGCCCAGGAAGCTAACACTGCACTCACTTACTCACTTGGAAGTGACGTGACAATGGGTATGAATATGTCGTTTGTTAATAAGGGTGTCGTTTCAATCGGAATGCAGGTAAACGTTGGTGCTTCGGGAGTCGCCTCCGGCGGCACAATTCTAACAATAACAAATACGAACTTTTACCCTTACTCGACAGTACGCACAGTGGCGACTGCGGTGGGTGGCAGCGGCACCAATATGCCGATTACAATCAACGCAAGTGGCGTGGTGGCGAACGCCGCCGCATCCACATTACCTGTAGGTTTTTATATGATATCTTGCTCTTACGCAAGGGCTTAATGGAGGGAAAACAATATGGAGAAAAGCGGTTTTTTCAACTCATCCGATGGGGACAGGATTTACGACGCTGCCGATTTTGCGGCATATTTCGGAAGCCTTGTCTCCAACGGTGTTTTTTATATGACAGCAACAAACCTGCAGGTGTCACCGTCGATTGGTTTGGCTGTGATTGTGGCGGCGGGAAGTGCGTGGATTAACGGATACCGTTATGAAAATACGGATGATTTAAACCTTCCGCTGACAACGGCAAACGGGAGCAATCCCCGCATTGACCGCATTGTTGTCCGCCTAAGCCAGATCAGCCGAAGCATTCAGATCGCCGTTGTTGACGGAACTCCCGCTGCAACACCTGTGGCTCCGGCTTTGACAAGAACCAGCGATGTGTATGAGCTTTGCCTCGCCGATGTGCTTGTACCGACGGCGGCCACATCAATAGTTTCAAATAACATCGTGGATACCCGATTGAATACCGGCATTTGCGGTTTAGTAAACTCGCTGGTTTCGGCAGTCTATGAATAAGGGGGTGAACGACGATGGCGGATATTAACGGTGTATCTTTACAAGCAGGCACCAGCCCGACCGTACATTACACAATCACCTATACCAAAAGCCGACCCAACAACAGCCAGATGACCTATAACTTCACCATATCCGCAGCACTCGGTTCATCCGGTTCTTTTATTCACAACGGTTATGCCCTGCTTTGTACCATGACCGTAAACGGTGTATCTTCACAGGTGCGAATCAAGACGGTAGACGGCGACAACTGGGACGGAACCACGCCAAGGCTCAGATATGTTTCGGTGACCTGTCCTTCCACTACAGGAAATACTAATCAGGGTGTTCGCTTTCGGGTGGTATCGGACGGAAGGCTAACCCTCACCTCCGGGGTCATCGACAATTCAAACTACACGGTGTTAAGCTCCGCGCTCCTTACCACAGCTTGCGGAGCGCCGACTTCTTGTTCGGTCAATCCCATTCTCTCGGAAGGTGATGTTACTCTTTCATGGAGCGGGGCATCCGGTGGCATCAATAATACGATTTCCAGCTATGAGATTCAGTACAGTGATTCCAGTGACAACTTTACATGGGGCTCTTGGACTGCATTGACTACAGTGAGCACTTCCGCAACCAGCGGCAGCATAACTACATCGCCGCCGTCCACCAGAGGGAATTACCGTAGATTCCAAGTGCGGACTCGTGGCACAGCAGGAGCAAGCTATTACTCCGGATGGAAAGTATCGACGAACTCCGTCCGTAGAAATACAGCACCGAAAGCGCCGACAACTGCCGTTGCATCCCCGGCAGCCTATAGCGACGAAACCATTACACTGACTTGGAGCGGAGCGTCGGGCGGCACCAGTCCGGTAAAAGGCTACCAGATTGCCAGACGCACATCTACGGATAATGTCACATGGAGTACATGGAATGTGCTGACCACCCTGATTTTGTCAGCCAGCAGCGGCAGTTATAACCCAAATGTATCAAGGGTTCCGGGAACATATACGCAATTCGGCATTTGGACAATTGATACTTTTGATGTTTATTCAGTGGAGAAGATCAGCAACAGCATTTTCTGTGACATCACAGCTTGTGGAGCACCTACGGCTTGCTCGGCGAGTGTAACTTTAGCTGAAGGAAATCTCTCACTCTCATGGAGTGGTGCCTCTGATGGCGCGGGCAATGCCATCACATCTTATGAGATACAATTTAGCGACTCGGCCGACAACAGCACATGGGGAGCATGGATGGCACTGACCACAGTGATCACTACGGCAACAAGTAGTATCTTAAGCGTCAGCCCATCGACCACACGCGGGAATTACCGCCGTTTCCGTGTAAGAACACGAGGTGCAGCCGGGGAGAGTTTCTACTCGGACTGGACTGTTTCCGGCAACACTGTCCGTAGAAACACACTGCCTACGCCGCCTTCTTCCTTTAACGCCGCTCCCGCTATTTACGAATCAACCACTATAACTCTTACATGGAACGGAACGATTCCCGGAACCAGTGCTATCAAGCAATATGTCATTCAGCGGTCAACTTCAACAGACGGTACTAATTGGTCAGCATATGAGGCTTTAACAATTGTCGTTTCAAGCTCTGCATCAGGAACGTTTATTGCGAACGCATCTCAGATAGCCGGAATGTATACCCGCTACCGCATCAGCGTAACCGACACATTGGATGCAGTTTCTGCTTATGTCGTCAGCGGCACTGTAAAGAAGAACAGTCCACCAACCGCTCCGGTAATTGTCTGCCCGGTATCCGGTAGTTCAAGCTACAATGCCACACCGCGTTTCATGATAACAACGGGCATTGAGCCGGACGGTCAGACGCAGATTGTGGAAGTAAAAATAGATTCGAGTGCGTGGTTAAACAGCGTAGACAATCCTGAGATGTTTTCCATAAGCGGATATCTGGGCAATAGCGTAAAAACGGTGTATCAAGCGGAAACACTGACCGCCGGGAGCCATACTGTGACTGTCCGTTGCCTTGACAGCGATATCGAGTCTTCAAGCCCGGAGGTTGTTCGTACATTTACGGTGCTGTCACCGCCGTTCGAAACAATCACTGCAAACGAAACCCATGTGAAGGCAACGCATATCCAAACGCTCCGCACCGCTGTAAATCTGGCGCGGAGCTATTACAACCTGTCGCCCGTGGCTTGGAGTGAGGACATTACCGCCGGAAAGACTACCATCAAAAACTGGCCGTTCCACATCGTGGAGCTTCGAAAAGCCATCGAGCCTGTCGTCACGGCGATCAACGGATTTGATTCCTCATCGGCTTTTGACATCCCACCTGACACGTGGCTCCCCCTTGGAACAGGACGGCCAAGAGCAGACGTGATGCAACAGATTCAGGACTTAATCTTAATGCTTTAGGCTTAGTTACTACTACGGCGCTCTCGTATTATGTGGGAGCGCTTTTCTATACACAAATTTATAAACCGGAGGTGTTTTTAATGAAAGAGATTTGGAATTGGATGCAGTTGGCTTTTGCCGCTGTTGGTGCGTTTCTTGGATGGTTTCTCGGTGGGCTGGATGGTTTTCTATATGCCCTCATTGCATTTGTTGCCATTGATTATGTGACCGGAGTGCTCTGTGCCATTATAGACAAAAAGCTGTCCAGTGAAATCGGTGCGAAAGGTATCTTCAAAAAGGTGCTTATTTTTACATTGGTAGGTGTAGCTCATATCCTTGATACTCAGATATTAGTCAGCACTGTGGGCAGTGGTGGTGTCCTTCGGACGGCAGTAATCTTCTTCTACCTGAGCAACGAGGGTGTGTCTATCTTAGAGAATGCCGCTCATATTGGGCTGCCCATACCCGAAAAACTGAGAGAGGTTCTTAAGCAGCTTCACGGACGGGAAGATGGTGATGGAAAATGATTGACTTAACTAAGGCATCAACCGTACACATCGGTCGGCGCGGTGAGCACCACTTCCGTAACATCGAGTTTGATGTTTCCAGTTTATTAGGGGACGAGTACCCAAGTGCATCTTTGCAGGCAATCTACAAAAGACCCGATGGTACTGCCTATCCAGTGGTCACAAATAATGCCGATAGCGTACTGACATGGTCACCCAGCGCAACGGATACTGAAATTGTCGGCGTGGGGCAGTTGGAAATCAGGGTTACATTTGGGGATGTGGTTGGAAAAAGCGTAAAGGTTCTTACCATTGTTGAAGAGGCTCTTGTGGATGGCATTGTCACGCCGCCGGAGCCGCCCGCGCAGGAGTGGTTGAATCAGGTGCTTTCTGCCTTAGCTGAACTGGATATTGATGAGCTGAACAACTTACTCAATCTCACTTATAACCTGCTAAACACCACCCATGATTTGATTGAAGATTCACGCGACAATATGTATATGAGGACTGGAATTCTCCTCAATCATTTGCATCCAATCGAAACCGCTTCTGCACCGGATATGACCAGCCGAAGAGCGTCCATCACCTTCAGCGGCGTATCGAACGGAAATAACGCAGTGATCGGAACGGTAACATATACCTTCGTCACTGCCTTGGGTAGCCCCACCGCAAACAATGTGCAGGTGCTAATCCAAGGTAGCCTTCGCAATACGGTCAAGAAACTTGCCGAAGCCATAAGAGGTATTGAAGATGAAACGAATATTGCCTACGGAGCAGGAACAGATCCAAACCCGGCTTGCACAGCCTATTGGACAAGTCAAAGGTTTTCCATCGGCAGTACTACCATTGATGCGGGCGAGAATTTGTTTGTGCTTGAAAGAGCGGAAGATTCGACATCTTCAATAGCGCTCACGTCCACCGCACCGGCAGCTATCAATCCATTTGCCCGGATAAGTTTCCTGAGATATCTCTTATCAGGTAATGTTTCCGGCTCAGGCGGGGCTAACAGCGTCCGGGGTCCTTTGCATACGGTATTGCCTATCGGCAGCGTTGTAATCGGTGGTCAGGGCGGATTGCTTTATCCGGCGACATATGATTGCCATTTAATAACCCTTTGCCGTCAATCGGATACAAGCGAGAAAGAACTTGACTTCTATATTTCCAATGACGAGGAAACGTTTACCAGACTTCAACGCAGTACGCCCATTGGGTCGAACACCTCCGCTGAATCCCTGCACGTTGATATCGAAATGCGCCAAGCCAGGGTGCCTGCGGGATATGGACTGTATATCTGTATGGGAAGTGACGGAACATCATCCAGTTCTTATTGCGATTTGAAGTTTACCTACCATCTATATCCCACTTCGCTTACGACAGACACAAACAATTGATTGTGAGGTGATTTTAATGAATTTACGCAAGTTAATATTAACAAGTAACGCTTGTTACAAGGCAGGCAGAGTAATAATTCCCAAAGGCATTATGGTGCATTCCACCGGCGCGAACAATCCAAACCTTAAACGCTACGTGGGTCCCGATGATGGCTTGCTCGGAAAGAACCAATACAATAACCACTGGAATCAAGAAAAGCCCGGTGGTCGTCAGGTTTGCGTCCATGCGTTCATTGGAAAACTGGCTGATGGAACAATTGCCACATACCAGACCCTGCCGTGGAATCATCGGGGTTGGCATGGCGGTTCTGGCTCGAAAGGCTCGGTTAACGATACTCATATCAGTTTTGAGATCTGTGAAGATGGGCTGATCGATGCCATATACTTTAATTCTATCTACAAGGAAGCTACCGAACTCTGTGCTTACCTCTGCAAGGAGTACAAGCTCGACCCTATGGCTGATGGCGTTATTATCGGTCATTACGAAGGGCATAAGCGCGGCATTGCCAGTAACCATGCCGACCCCGGACACTGGTTTCCGAAGTTCGGTAAGTCGATGGATTCTTTCCGTGCCGAGGTTAAAAGGCTGCTCACAACGATTGAAACACCTACCCCGACCGAACCGAAGAAACTGTACCGGGTTCAGGTCGGAGCATACTCGGTTAAAGCAAACGCGGATGCCATGCTCGCCAAAATCAAAGCAGCAGGCTTCAAGGATGCCTTCATTAAATATAGCGAATAATGCTCCACTCTTTACGCCCGTCGAGGATTTTTCTTCGGCGGGCATTATTTTTTTGCCCACATACTACGGATTTTCCGTTCTGCCTGTCCAGTACAAAGTGAGGATAGGAAACTTCTCTCCTCGGAACGGAGGAACGATCATGACGGAAGGCCAAAAAACTCTTATAGATAAACTGCGACTTGAAGGATATGGATACTTAAAAATTGCAAAGCAAATCGGTGTATCCGAAAATACTGTGAAGTCCTATTGCCGCAGGAATAAAACAAACAGCAAGGCACAAGAGAACATTGCCGTTTGTGAACAATGCGGAGAGTCAATTGATATAAGCAAACGGAGTGCACGGCGTTTCTGCTCAGATGCTTGCCGTAATAAATGGTGGAATGAACATCCGAAGGCAGAAATGTCCTATTCCATCTCGTGTGCCTGCTGCGGAAAGAAAATACATATGCGTCGCCGCAACGAGAAAAAGTATTGCTCCCATGCCTGTTACATTAAAACTCGTTATGAGGGTGGTGGCGGCAATGAATAATCGTAGCAATATCCAAGCTTATCATTCTGCTATGGCCCAGGTAAAAACCATGCTTGAAAGAGGCATCATTGACGAAAACGACATTGTATCAATTGAGGACAAATTAGCACAAAAATATGAGCTTAAATTCGGCAGTATATATAGGGAAAATGACTTGATAAATCTCGGTTTTAGAGCGAATATGTCATATACCCAGGAGGTGATATAAGTGCGTAAAAAAGTGAAAAAACTTGAAAAGAAGATGGTTTTAGAAAAGCCGAAACGTGTCGCAGCCTATGCAAGGGTGTCAAGTGGAAAAGATGCAATGTTGCATTCACTCTCTGCACAGGTCAGCCACTACAGTGAGCTGATTCAAGTTCATGAAGGTTGGCAGTACGCAGGAGTGTACGCCGATGAGGCACTCACAGGCACGAATGAAGACCGGGCGGATTTCCAAAGACTCCTGTCCGACTGCCGCGCCGGACTGATAGATATAGTCATAACCAAGTCCATCTCCCGTTTTGCTCGAAACACGGTAACACTTCTTCAAACCGTACGAGAGCTAAAGTCGCTGGGGGTGGACATTTTCTTTGAGGAGCAGAACATTCATACGATGAGCACCGAGGGCGAGCTTATGCTGACAATCCTCGCTTCCTATGCCCAGGCAGAAAGCTTGTCTGCGAGTGAAAATCAGAAATGGCGGGTCAGAAAAGGTTTTGAAAAGGGCGAATTGATAAATATGCGTTTTCTATTCGGCTATAGTATTTCTAAAGATGAAATCGAAATTGACTCTGATGCTGCGCCAATTGTAAAGGAAATCTTCAAGCGGGTTATTGCCGGTGACACCTTCGGTTCAATAAGCAGAGACCTGAACAAAAGAGGCGTTTCCGGGGCGCTCGGGGGAAAATGGTGTGTACAGCGCATCCGTGACATTGTCGGCAACGAAAAATATACGGGCAATGCCATGCTGCAAAAGCATTATCGCAACAATCATTTAGAAAAGAAGAAATGCCGTAATACGGGCGAATTACCAATGTATTATGCAGAGGATACGCACCCCGCCATAATTGACGAGGACACTTATAAGGCGGCTCAGGTAGTATTGTTGGCAACAAAAAAAGCGAACAGAAATAGACCTAAACCTAAAACGAGTGAGTTTACAGGACATATTTACTGCCCGCACTGCGGGAAGAATTATAAGCGTGTTACCAATAACGGTTCGGCTGGATGGAATTGCTCCACCTATGTTACACAGGGGAAAGTCTACTGCCACGGGAAAAAGATACCCGAAGATACACTCAAAACCGTCTGTGCCGATACGCTTGGTTTATCTGAATATGATGTCAAAGTGTTTTCAGAGTGTGTTGAGCGCATTGAAGTGCCTGGCGAAAATCGCCTGTTATTTGTTTTCAAGGATGGCAGAACCGAAGATTGCATATGGGCGGATAAATCGCGGCGAGACAGTTGGACTGTGGAAATGAAGCAGGCCGCCGCAGAGAGAATGAGGCAAAGGAGGAAAAATAATGGCAAAAGTAACAACGATTCCGGCAACAAAAAATAAGTTCACGGCACTGCCGACAAACGCACTCACAAAACGCAGGGTGGCAGGTTATGCCCGTGTTTCTACAGACAGCGATGAGCAATTGACAAGCTACGAAGCTCAGGTTAATTACTATACTGATTACATTAAAAGCCGCGCCGATTGGGAGTTTGTTAAAGTCTACACTGACGAAGGCATATCTGCGCTCGGCACAAAACACAGAGACGGATTCAAGAAAATGATAGCCGATGCTCTCGCAGGCAAGATTGACCTTATTATTACAAAGTCAGTCAGCCGATTTGCGAGGAACACTGTAGATAGTCTTGTTACCATCAGAAAGCTGAAAGAAAAAGGCGTGGAATGCTTCTTCGAGAAAGAGAATATTTACACTTTTGATGGCAAAGGAGAACTTCTGCTCACCATTATGAGTTCGTTAGCACAAGAAGAAAGCCGTAGCATCTCCGAGAACGTCACATGGGGTCAGAGGAAACGTTTCTCGGACGGCAAGGTCAGTGTCGGCTATTCCAATTTTCTCGGCTTCGAAAAGGGAGAAAACGACACGTTGAAGGTCGTACCTGAAGAGGCAGAAACCGTTCGAATTATCTACAAGCTTTTTCTTGAGGGCAAAACCACCCAAGGCATTGCAAACTACCTTATGGAACACGGAGTCTTAAGTCCGGCAAGAAAGCAGAAATGGCAGGCATCCACGATATCAAGCATCCTCACAAACGAAAAATATAAGGGAGATGCGTTATTACAAAAACGTTTCACAGTAGATTTCTTGACAAAAGAACTACGGGAGAACAACGGCGAGGTGCCACAATATTATGTGGAAGGGTCTCATGAAGCAATTATTTCGCCAGAGGAATTTGATATTGTACAAGACGAAATGGCACGGCGCAAGGAACTCGGAAGAGCTTACAGTGACAAAGCGTTTCACAGCAAGCTCATCTGTGGCGATTGCGATGGGTTCTATGGTCGTAAGGTCTGGCACTCCACTGACGAGTATCGCACGGTTATTTTTCAATGCAACCGGAAATTCAAGAATGAAATTAAATGTACCACGCCCAGACTCACCGAGGACGAGATTAAGGAACGCTTCCTAACCGCCTACAACGAGCTTATGGGCAACAGAGAAAACGTTATTGCAGACTGTGAACTTATTCGCCAGACCCTTTGCACTACAGAAGAATTAGATGCCGGAATGCAACAGGCACAAGATGAAATGACGGTGATCGCAGGGCTCATGCAGGCTCATATAAAGAAGAATGCGTCGATTGCTCAATCACAGGCAGATTATGCCATTGAAACCGAGTGGATTGAGAAGCGCTATAATGATGCGTTAGAACGTTACACCGCTCTTGAGGCTGAAAAGACAAAAAGGGTGCGTAAGAGCAAGGAACTGAAGGCTTTCACCAAAACTCTGAAACAGCAGCCTTTGGTGCTTTCTGAATGGAACGAACGCCTTTGGATAACACTCCTCGACACAGCAACGGTGAATAGTGGCAGCAGGATTGTGTTCCGGTTCAAAAGCGGAATAGAAATAACATCGTAA